TTCCTAACTTACAACTAATTTGTCATCTTGCGAATATATTAGTTAATAACTAGTAAGTTGTAAATTAGTGGGAACCAAACTCACAGTTTAAAGCTTTTAGTTACTAAACATATTAGTAATTGTGTGTTTAGTTTTTTCCCGTTCATTTTCGCCCGTTTTTTTCGTGTTGCGGTGTTGAAATTGGAAGTTTAGAACAAAACATTTATATACTTTTATCTCTCCAAATTTGCAGTTTTGAATTTTTTATCCAATTTTTTCAACTTCATTCTCGCAAAATTGGAAGTTTAGAAAGAAAAGCTTATTAACCCCAAGAAAGCATTTTATGTGGATAGTGGACATTATCTTTCTTGTTATTATTATACTTCTATGAATACTATCTTTAGCAAAATATATAATATAATAATTAGCTAACTAGATAGTTACTAGTTATTATATTATCATATATGCTAACTAGCTAACTATTAACTATAAATATATAATATAGCATTAGGTCTGAATTAGATTGTTTTAGGACTTTTCACCGTTCCAAGACAATTTTGCACAGGTTCAGATGAAAGAAATAGTGATTTTAAGAGGTCCTTCTGGAGTTTTTTGAAATTAAGACAGTTTTTGTTTGAAGTGTTGAGAGAAATTGGTGTTGTAGAGTTAGCACGTTCTCTAGAGAGAGAGTTGAAGGGAAGAGATAGAGAGATGCAAAGGTAAAAAGATAGAGAAAGATTTAAAAAGGAGGAGTTACATAGTATGTATTGGGGAAAAGGAAATGTCCCTGTTGGATGTCATGAAAAAAGCAGAAGAAGAAGGTGAGGCATTCATAGCCTCTCTCACACCAGAACAACTAAGAAGTACAGGGTTTGAAGGCGAAAAAGATTTTTGGAATTTTGAGTTCGTTAATATTTTTTTGTTATTTGATGGGGAATTTAAACTTAAGTATATATTCAACAATGATCAGCGAAATGTTCTATATGAAAGGGAAGAAGAAGTTGGAGGACCGGGAGTACTTCTAGGAATAGTTCAACAATATCTTGATTTAGGCTTTCGTGAGAATAGATAATTCATTTTTTTATTAGTTTTAGAGTACTCCTATTTCTTCCGAATTGTATATTTTAACTTTATTTTCTTTTATCTGTTCTGCTAATTTTATCAAACCGTTTGCTATTATTTCGTTTAAGTTCTCATTATCGTCTATATTTTCTATTTCAAAAAATGCTTTGATAATTATGCTATTTCCTTTTCTGGAATAGATTATCATGATTAAAATATCTTAGTTTCTTATGACATTTAAAAAATTTCGAGATGAAAAAAGAAGGGTCTATAAATATGTCATAAATATAAAAGAAAAATGGTATGATATGATTATCGTTTTAAAAGAATTGGATAAAGAAAAATTTAGTATAAATATTACTGCATGGTTAGATACCGATAATGTTATTCAGAGCTGTTATACTGATTTTAAAGATGTTGTGATAGATACGATAATTCAAGTGATTTCTGAAATTTTGGAAAGAGATGGATGGGATTTACAGTATTTTACAAAAGAAGAATCAGAAAAATTATTTAATGCGTTTATGGAGAATTCTAAAATTACGGTAAGATTGAATAAAAAAATAGATTTATTTAATTATGATTTCAAAGAAGTCACAATTGAATTCAATTTTTCGGAAAGTGAAAAAAAGAAAATTGCAGAAATATATTTAGATAATATACTTAATGAATGCAGTTATTTGAATAGGTGCATTTTTTACAATTTAGAGGAAAAAAGAATTTATATACTAACTGAAATTTTAAGTGATGAAGTTTATCAATTGTTAGGCCCTGGTGAGATAAAGGCAAAATTTGGCGAAAAGTTAGAGAAAATTATTAATTACAAAGAATAGATAGGATGTGAGATTATGGATTTAAATTCACCATTAAGTTCGACATGGCTTATAGTTATTGTTGGTTTTATTTATCAGTTATTATTTATCTATTTTTTTGAACAGTTAAGGAGAACTTTTAAAAAAATCGAAGAAGAAAAAATGATTAGGATGCTTAAAAAGAAATATGAAAAGTAAATACTTTTTTATTAAGAACATAATTTTTATCAATGCATCACTTCAATATCATACATGAGCCTTGGCATGAGAAATATTCAACTATTAATTTTTGTTTAGGTTTTTTATCTAGTTCTTCTATGAACTCATATAGACGTTTTTCATTCATTAACGCAGGTGGCCTAAAGGCATTTTTGGAATTAGATTTAGGCGTTACATTTTTGTCAAAATCGTAAAATTTCTTTGCAACATCTGGATAATTCAAAAATATGGACTCTAACTTCTTCTTTGTCGTGCCTGCAAGGCATAGACATTCACCGCTTGTACCCGCTTTTTCCCACACTTCATTTCTTGGAATTTTAAATTTTTGAATTTGCGTTTCAAGTTGTTTTGTGTCTAGAAATAGAATCGGTAACCATTCCATAACATTTAATTTCTTTATTTTAGCATTATGTAATGTATTATTTAGTTTTCCATAATTTTTAAGTCTGAACAAAGATTCATTTTTTCTTATGCCTAAGACCCAAAGTGAGTTTATCTCTTCTTTTAATTCATTAATTCTAAATTGGTATAACGGTTCTTGTTTTAGGACCCTCCAACACCATCTCCTTCTAAAAATATCGGGATAACCGTATTTTTTCACATTCTCAAAATAATCATAACTCGTTTTTATTATTTTTAATTCTGCACCTAACCAATTTGCATACTCTTTTACATATTCTCTTGTCTGAGGTATATAAATTCCAGTATCAACATGAATGAGTCTAATTGGAATTTTAAGCGAATCGGCGACTTTCTTAGCGATATAACATGTTAGGGCGCTATCTCGTCCTCCGCTAAAAAAACAATCATATACATCAAAATTTTTTAGCGAAGTCATAAACAATTCATCTTCTTGATATCATATTATCGGCGGTTTATATCTTTGCCGATATAAGCTATAAAGGTAAAAAGATAGAGAAAACTTTATTAACCTCTCACTACATAATAGATGTTAGTGATAAAGAAATGAAACAGGTAGTCGTGAACGGTGTTAGATATAATATCCAAGATCGGGAAGATTTAGTAGGTCTTGTTCACGAATTGTTAGCTAAGGGCTATACAGTTCAACAAATAGCCCAATTTTTAGGGGTTACTGAGAAAAAAGTTAGAAATATGGTAAATGATTGTTGGTGATAAATGATTTTTTTTATTCATAATTTTTCTCTTTTTTGAGATAATATTACTTTCGCTTCAATAAAAAAATATATACGTCATAAAACTTATAAGTTGATCATGAATAACGACTTAAAGTTAAGTGAAAATACAATAGTCAGAATTAACAATAATATAGCTGAGATAATTGTGGATAATACATATAAGCTAACAATAGTTGTTGAAAAGGAAAGGGTCATTGCGAAATATAGTGGTGTTTCTCTTACAATTGAATATAATAAATTTAATGCTGAAAAATTAGCGAGAAAAATTTATGTTATTGTTCAACAGTCTCATAGATTTTCAGTTTCGATAATTCAAAGAACTTTACAATTATTAACTATTGATAAATTCATTAGTGAAGTAATTGGTACAAAAAGAGAAGAAAATACAGAATTATTAAAGAAGATTATAGATTTTTTATCAAAAAGTTAATGCATTAAACAATTGTTTTTTTACTGCGTTATAACTGAAATTATCTAACCAAAAGTTATAATTCTCCTCAATTTTAGCTTTATACTCATCTAGTTTATCTAAAACTTCTAATATTTTATCAATTGCGTCATTTATACACATTTCTACACCATTTCCTATGTGAATTGGATTTCCTGGAAGAACAGTTGGAGAATTACAAGAATTAACTAGTAAATCTTTCAATTGTGGAGGAAAATATTCTTCCCATGCCCCTCCTTTTGTCGCAATTGTTGGAATTTTTGATATAAATGCCTCTAGTCCATTAAGTTCAAAACTTCCACCTCTTGATGGCAATAAATATAAGTCAGAAATTCTATACATTTTTACAATATTGTCAAAATCAGTATTTCCTGTGAAATTAAACATCCTCAAGTCTTGAAAATCTGTCCTGGGCCCTCCTGATTTTACTAGGAAATAGATGTCATCTCTTTCTTTTTGAATTTCTTTAGCTATAACGTGGAATAAGTCAGCACCTTTCCTAAAATCACTATGCCAAAGCGATATCATTACTAGTTTTATATTTTTCTCTTTCTTGACTTTTTCAATATATTTCACTTGCTCATCAACTTTCAATTCCTCATCTTTTGCTAATAACCTAGAGTTAAAATTATGGACAACTTTAAATATTGGAACTTTTAGTCCAGAGTTTTTAAATGCTTTTGCTGACCATTCCGAATTTACTATTATTTTATCTGCATAATTATTTCCATATTCAATAAATTTCTCTGCTATTCTGTCAGAATCAGCGACTTCAACTCCAATAACTTCACTAACT